TCCCCCGTATTCGCCATCCGGGTCATGATCACTCTCTCCTCCCCAGACCTTTTTCCTCCTCATTAGTGAAGGGACTATCTCGCAGTGTGGATCTTGGTATTTCCTCAACCTGTTGGTTTTTTCGGTGTCATAAACTTTTAAATTTATCCCGGATTGTTTCCAGTCTCTTTGGACTGTGTGTGTGATGTTTCCATCTTTGGAATGTATGATGGCAGGCTTTTTCTTATAGCAGTTAACCATTTCCTCTTCCTCTTCGTTGCTGCTAGCCGACGTTGTAACTTTTTTTTTTAACTCTTTCGTTATTGCTTTCACCAGAGTCAATTTGGGATACTTCATTTTCCATAATAAATTATGGTACTTAGATATCATGTTTTTGGTGCTTTCCCTCCCTCCCCCCGCACCACCAGACATTTTTTTTTTGATTTTACTTAATTTTTTATTTGATCTATATTTAATTTTTTTACGCATATATAATTTACATATATATTTTAATTTAAAATATTATATTATTAAATGAAATAGTATATGAGTATTAAGGATTCCAATTATAATAGGAATATTTTTTTTTATCATATCTATTTTAAATATTAATACTAAAATATGAAAATACATTAATATTAAGTATATGCTAAATATATATTTTGTTTTTGTATATGGAAAGCGTGAAATCGATAATGGGGTATGAATTAATGCTAAATATAATATTATAGTATTTAATGGATTTACTAGTTGAGTCATTAACATTATTATGATGTAATTAAGGCTTGATAGTAGTGTGTTGTTGGCAAAAAATAATATACTATTTATCATACATATATATCGTATAGAGGTGATAATATTTTGTAGATGTTCTAATGGCAGTTGTGTATAATTTAATATATATAACCAATGTATCATTTGTTTTTTTGTATACAATAATCCTAAAAATAAAGCATAAATATAGTTACTATTATTTAATAATATTGAAAAATCAGTTGAAAAATGAATAATAGACATAAATAGTGTAGCAAATATGGTATAACTAGGGAAAATATTGTATAATAGAACGATATTAAATATTATAAATATATAACATATGGTATCAAAAACTATAGTATCAAAATACAATATATCAAAATACCCATGAGTTATAATATAACTGTATAATAACAAATCCATTATAGTATTTTATATATATCAACTTAAATAATAATTGTATTATAATATTATGTTAACTCAATCTAAACAAATAGACATTAATAGTAATTTTGTTAAAATTTTTAAAAATGTTATAGAGAAAAACAAAATGAAACCACATATTTTATTAACACATTTATGTCAATTCGAAAAAAATGATATAAATGACAAAACAACAAAAACTATATTAAAAATAATGCTAGAAGTCCCATATTATGAAAGTAATATCAATGTATCTATATTAAGAAAATTTAAAATTATAAAGGAAACTTTAGTTAAACTTATAGATGATAATTTAAGTATTAGACTTCTTAAGTTGCGTGAATGAATTTATAAAATTGATTTACAATATATATTATTATTTAATATAATTTCCAATGAGTTGTAAAGTAAAACATTGTAGATTTCCGTATGCACATACCACAAAGGGGCATCTATGTGGTACATGTAAACAATATGGACATGGTCAAATTGAATGTGGAAATCAAACTAAAATAGATGAATTAAAACAATATTGGCATGAAACATTAGACCCATCAGATCATTGTCAAATTGATGGTTGTGAATCAAAAGAAACCCATAATTCTAAATCACATAATTGTAAAAAATGTTATAGAAATCATGGTTCAAAAGATTGTATTATACAGTCTATAGAAGAACTAAATAGACGATATCCTATAATAAAAGATTATGATTACAATACTATATTGAAACATTTAGTATTAAATGATATGTGTGTAAATGGCGCTTACGTTGAAACTGAACCATTTGCTATGGGATGTAAGATTTTTATTAAATGTGACTACGATTCTAACCATATGTTAGTTGTATCTGGATTATTTATGCATCCAGATTGTTGGGGTCAATATGGGCCTAGTGCTGATGATAGAGATGTATTGAATTTATTTCTAGGTGGATGTGAAAATATGACTCTTAAATTTAAACATTATATTAATAAGAGAGAAATAGAATGTCCATTATGTAGAACAATTAATAAAATGGATGATCTACTTATATTAAAAGGAAATAGTGAAAAATGTTGTGTATGCTTAGAAAATAATGTTGAATTATATTTTAAACAATGTAGCCACGCATGTGTTTGTAAGAATTGTTGCTCTAAACTTGAATAAAATTGATTTAAAATAATCTGAGTTATTGTATATAAAGATGCCTAAATCAAACAATCCAGGACAACGCGCAAAAAAAAGTAATAAAGCAAAACGAACTAAAGATTTGTATGGGACTTATACAAATAAAGGCGTTCGTCATCTACAATCTATAAAAGAAAAAACATTAGAAAAAATGGTTCTAGAAAAGGTTAAATAACTCATAAAATTGATTTAAAGAATATAAAATTTTATTTTATATATGAAACGTAATTTTGTATTGTTATGTTGTAGAGCAAAAATATACAAAAATGAAACGTGTATTTGTAATTTCAAATCTAATCAATCACAAAAGCATGGATTTACGTTTGAAAATGACATTAGAAAAAATGTATTTATGTTACCAACACAATCCAATGATACAAAAATTCATGATATTCCATATTATAAAAATACTTTAAATTCAAATGAAAATATTTCTATAAAAACAACTGGATCAAATACTATTTGTTGTGCAGATATATTAAGATTTTATAGTTATGATTTTAGTAAACAAAATACAATCATAGTTATAAAATATAAGCAATGTGATGAGTATAAAATTATACAAACCATTTATGAAATTAACTATAATACAGAATGTCATGATTATTTATTTGGTAATCTGCCTAAAAATATTATTGAAAAATATGTTGAAAATGTGAAATCTATACCAACACATATTAAAGGTGATGAAGCAAAAAAAATATTTGATTATTTAGTTGAAAAAAAAAAAATAAAACAAAAATATAATAACATAATTCAAATTAATCCAAAGGTTGATAGTAGTCAAACTAGGGTTCAATGTTCTATACCAAATTTTGAACAAACTCTAAATAAATTTATAATATATAAATCACCAAAAGATACACCAAATTTGATTAGAGAAAAATATATTGTGTCTGAAATTGAAAGTAGTAAGAGAGAAAGAAAGAAGAAAATTAAATAATCTTATTAAATTCTTCAATTAATTCTTGTTTAGATATTGATTTTGGACCACATGTATCATCTTTTCTATTAAAATGAATATTGGATAATGTTTCTTTTAATTCATCGGTTAATTGAACATTAAATTTAATAAAATAATGTGATTGAAATGATTTATTTTCTATCGTGTAATCGATTAAACCACTATTTCCACCAACGCGTATAAATGATATATCTGGTTTGTTATCTCCATAATCATCGAATCTTTCATACAATTTGCTACTTTGTATTTTATTTATAACTACTAAATTTTTAGATTCATTTTGTATATATACTGTATCAATTAGTTTTACAATTTTATCTTTGTTTTTTGTTTCATTGTTCATTAATTGGTTAAACTCGGATGCTAATTTTGTGAAATTTGTTAATGAAATATTGGATGCGGTGGTGTCATGAATATTATTAGTTAATTCCTTTTTTATATTATTTTTTAGTTTTTTTACTATAGTTTCTCTTTTTGTTTTGTTAGTGTTAATAAATTTAGATTGCCAAATACTAAATTTGTAATTTTTTCGATTTTTGTTATTTTGGTCGTTCATGTATAATATTTTTATTGTTTTATCAATATTATCATCTATATTAATAATTTCTTTATTAATGAATTTAAAATTATTTTCTTTTTTTGTTGTTTCTATTTTTCTTTCACTATCTCTTTTTACCCATATTTGAAAAACGCATGGAACTTTATGTATTTTACCATCAATAGTAAATCCATCTATAGGTAAATCATATTCGCATACAAGATGAAAATGTAATGGAAAATGTTTTTTAAGACTATTTTTTTTGAAACTTTTAGGTAATATAAAGGCAATACTATCACAATATGATGCTGATTTTTTTATAAATTTTATAGCAAGTGATGATTGTCTTCCAAATGGTGGATTTCCTAAATTATGAATTTTATTGTATTTATTTTTGATTTCTGTCGAATCGACTGTTAAATAATTTTTTTCAATTATATCTTTATGTTCTGGTTCTAAATCATAAAATATATAATGATTAAATAGTAATTTTATACCATCAATAAATGCCCCATTTCCAGCACTTGGTTCAATACATAAATCATTGGGAAGAATTTTGATATGCTTTTTGAATAATTCTAAACAGCTATCTACTATGTTTTTTTTTGTATAATATTTTTCCTGTTTTTCGTTTCTTTCAAGACCAGTAATTGTTTTTCCTTTAGATTTTTCATTGATGACATTGAACTTACGTTTGTTATTAGTAACCTTTATCTTTTTATCACATACATAAGTATTCATATAGTTATTGTATAATAAAATAAATATAATTAATTCAATTTTAAATATTGTTTATTATTCTTTATACCATTTTCTATAATAAATGATGTATAGTATTGGTCGTGATTGTGTGGAATTATTTGCACATCCTCTATGAAAAATACGCCCATCAAATATAATAACATCTCCTAATTCTGTGTCATATTGAATATGTTTTTTTCCGATTGATTCGTTATAAGTGCTTTTATGACTTTCTAATATAAATTCGGGTGAACCATTATTTTTGTTTAATTCTACTAATGGTATTAACACTGTAAAATAAAAGGGATCAAAATTATGAACCATATTACTATCATCATACGTACCATTTGATGATGATTCCCCACATATATTTACTACATCGCGATGCCATGGACCAACAACAGATTTTGAATCTGATGTTAAAATGCCCCAAGTGTGTACATAATCTTTTGTGAAAAACGAGTTAATAATTGATTTAATAGGTTGAATTTCTGGAAATATATTATCAATTTCTATATCTAGGCGTCCTTTTTCTATTTCTAGTATTAATTTATCATTTATGTGATAACATGGTTTTGTTTTACGGTATTCTTTATCGTATAAACGAATATAATTATAATTACATTTTGGAATAATCGATGAATTCAATAATGTATTTGTTTGGGTGTGTATTTTCAATGCGATATCTGCCATATATCTTATTTCATATTTATTATAACATTTTTTTAGAATAGTAACACCTGATTTAGTTAATTCATTTATATTATTTAAATCGGTTGCCATTAAATAATGATAATAGTTTTTTTTAACAGATTTGAACATTAAACGTCATTATCATAGTTTATTTGTTCTTTATATATTTTATTAGCATCTATAAATATTAGATCACCCTTAGATCTGTCTGAATTTATACAAATCGTAATATATTGTATCTACACCTAGTTCTGAATGAGGTCTTTCATCTATAGATAAATCTAAATTTTTAATCATTGTCATTAAATTTTTTATTATTAGTTTTTAGTTCAATAATGTAGTATTACCATCTCATTTGGCTCTCTATTTATCTTAATAATCTAATTGTTTTAATAATTTACACTATATGTTTTCTATTATATTAAATATTAAATTGATTTAGAGATATTAGAATAATGTAAATTATATGAAAATAGATAACGATATAAAATTAGATTTCAGCGATGTTTTGTTTCGTCCAAAGCGGTCAACATTAAGTTCGCGTAGTGAAGTATCATTGGAAAGAACTTTTAAGTTTAAATATAGTGGACTAAAATGGACTGGGGTACCTATTATATCTAGTAATATGGATACAATATCTAATATTAATATGTTTAAAGCACTTTCGAAACATAAATGTTTGACATGTTTACATAAATATATAGATATAATCGATGTTGTAAATGCGGTAAAAGAGGGATATGATTCAGATTACTTTATATTAAGTACTGGAATATTAGATAAAGATTATGATAGATTGATACAAAATGTGTCGGTTTTAAAAGCACAAAATATACAATTGAAATTTATATGTATTGATGTAGCAAATGGTTATATGTTCAAATTGATTGAGTTTTGTAAAAAGGTAAGAGACACATTTCCAAATATAACGTTGATTGCTGGCAATGTTGTGACGCGAGAAATAGTAGAAGAACTTATTATATCTGGATGTGTAGATATTATCAAAGTTGGTATTGGTAGTGGGGCGGTGTGTACGACACGTCTTCAAACAGGTGTTGGATTGCCGCAATTTTCAGCAGTATTAGAATGTAGTGATGCTGCGCATGGTTTAAATGGAATGATTGTGAGTGATGGTGGTATATGTCATCCAGGAGATGTTAGTAAAGCGATTGGTGGTGGGGCAGATTTTGTTATGATTGGAAGTATGTTGTCTGGACATGATGAATGTCCAGGTGATATTGTTGAAGATGAAAACGGAGACAAATTCAAATTATTTTATGGAATGTCATCGGAAACTGCTATGAACAAACATCATGGAGGTGTTGCTAAATATAGATCATCTGAAGGAAAAACAGTAAAAGTACCATATAAAGGTAGTGTAGAAAATACAATACAAAATATATTAGGTGGAATGAGGAGTACATGTACATATATTGGAGCAAGTAAGTTAAAAGATATTAGTAAATGTGCTACTTTTGTGCGTGTAAATAATCAAGTTAATAATTTTTATAAATAATAGTTATGACTTCTAATATTTATTATGAAAAGCAATGTGGAGATTTGTGTAGAATGCATTCTATTAATGGTTATTTTGGTTTTCAAAAAATAGACATATCACAATTTTTACATTATTGTAAAGAATATGATAATGTTATAAAAGGTTTAAAAACGCAAGACATGGATGGGTTTGCGGAAGGGCGATGTATTATTAGTTATATTTTAGAAAAATTAGATAATAAATATTTGTTTTTAATTCCATTATATTCTTACAAAACTATAAGAAATAATATAGATATTGAACGATATAATAAACTAATGAAACAATTAAATTGTTATTTTGAATTTAATAAAGGTCATGTATGGGTTAATAAAAAAATAAATGGATATTGGTATAAAATAGATAGTATAAGTGGAGTAAACAAGATAAATAAACCAACTATAAAAAATAATGGTTATTTGTTAGTTATTAGTGATAAAATGTTGTATAATGAAATCAATTATTTGATGAATATGATAATTAAAGATGATGATCAATTTGAAATATATGGAATAAATTTGTATTATAGTTTAAAAATAACAAATTTGAATCACTATTTCGAAATAGAAAAATATAATATACAATTAAATATATTAAATATCATTAAGAATAAATTATCGTCTTATATCAAATATAATCGAGCCAATAAAGAAACACATAACTTAAAAAAATCTATAATCAACGATATATTATATATACTTAAATTTAGTTGATACTGTTGGCTTATTAGCATCACATCCACCCCATTTATAGTTTGTTGATGGATATGTTATATTTTGAATTTGATTTTGTGATAAATATATTTTTTCTTTTTCTGAACTTGATTTATTACATTTGTGTGCTTTACTATTTTTTAATTTATTATTTTTTAATTTATTATTTTTTAATTTATTATTTTGTGTTATTACAACTAAAAATATAGAAAATACTATTATTAATGAAATTGTAGATAAAATTATAATCATATTATAGTACAATATTTAAAAAGAATATTTTGACATCATATTATCATAGTACATATTAACTTTTTCTATATAAGTAAAAATTTTATAGTAATCCTCATTTTCTATTAAGTCGCTAAACTCATCTATATTGAGTTTTTCATTTATTTTAGAATTCATAATAGATTTTTCTATTTTTGAATAATAAAATCCTAATAAAAATATATTTTTTGGAGATTCGCAAATTAATAGTCTTTTTTTATCATTATCTATAAGATTCAACAGATAAATAAGAATATCGGCAATTCCCTTCATATACAATATATATATATAATCTTTAAATTATCTACAAATTGCTTTATTTAATGATGTGGCTGATTCATTTGCAGATAATTCTTCTGTACCAAGTGGACATTCAACTTTTTCTGGGGTTTGTTCTAAATTATCTAAATCTTCAGATTCAACATCGCCATTATAACATTGTGTTTTGAATAATGTAGTAAAAGATTTATCTGGGTTAAGAGTTCCATAAGGATTACAACTAAATCCATTTTTAGGGTTATTTGATATAAATTGTTCTTTATTTAAATAAGAAATTAATAGTATAGCAATTATAATACATATTAATAGATTAATCATTAAATATATACAATATTTTATAATTCAGTTTCTAGTAAGTTTGAAAATAAACTATTATCTAATTTTGTGTCTTTTCTACATGTTATAAAATCATTTAGTATAAAAAAAATTATACCTATACAATAATAAATAATTAAAATAATATAGTACATTATTTATTAGTATAAATTAGTGTATAAGTATAATTTCTAATAATATAATAATATATAATTTAAAATGAATGTTGTAGAGAAAACAATGGATGCATATGAAATTGCCGATAATTTATACAATGATTCGGTTATTAATCAAAACGATATAGTAACGATTGAAAATTGTGATTTGAAAACTTATTTCGAAATGCTGCTTATTATATTTATGGAGGGATTGTTTAAATTTTGTAGTTATTCTATAAACGAAAATAATAAGTTTAATTTAAATGTAATTAAACCAAATGATATTATAAAAATTAATAGTTATTTTAAAAAAATAAAAATAGTTTTAAATTTTAATATTTTTGAAGTATCTGAATGGCATACAAATCATATACATAAATATATAACATATGACAAACTAATAATACATAGTAAAACCAATTTGAATGATTTATATACAGTATTTTATGTTGATCAAAATGTGTATTTAGTATATTTTGAACATATATAAAATTGAATATAATTTTAACTTAAAATTACATATAATAATCTATAAAATGGACGAAAATACAATTTTGGATGCTACCATTATTGATGATTCATTTCCTTTAGCAAAACAACCATCATCTATTAAAACAGAATTAAAAACGCATCAATTAGCATTACTAAAAAAATGTAGTGATTTGGAAATGTCAAGTAATAAACCAATTATGATTCAAAATGGAGAGAATTCAACAATAGAATTTAAAAGTAAATTTGGTATAATGGGTGATATTGTTGGAAGTGGTAAAACATTATCTATGTTATCATTAATAGCAAATAAAGCAGCATTGAACAATAGTTTGCCAATGATCTCAATGAAATCAAACCTTGTATCATTTGTAGAACATCATGATACACTACCAACCCAAATAATACCAATTAATATTATAGTTGTTCCACATACAATTTACAAACAATGGTGTGAAACTATAGAAAAATGTACGAATTTAACTTATTATGGTATAAATAACACGAAATCAATGTCTCAATTTATTGACATATTTGACGATACAAAAAATGATGAGGCATATTTGTCTTTCAATAAACAAATTATATTGGTATCTAATACACGTTTTAATGACTATATGAAAATTTCTGTAAAACATTGGGATTCGCGTAATACAATGTCGCGCTATATTTTTGATGAGGCAGACATTCTTAAAATTTCATATTTAAATACTATTAAAATTAAAGCATCATTTATATGGTTTGTTACATCATCGTACAAAACTCTATTGTCACCATATAGTAGAACCGTTTGGGTAAATAACTATGGGGATATATCTTATAGTTATAATTCAGAATATAGGATTAGAACTGTTATAGAAGGGTTGCGACATGGTGGATTTATAAAGAATATTATGATGGATATTATTGGTTATCGTGATTATTACAAGAAGCATTTAGTATTAAAAAATGATGATATATTTGTTAGAAAATCCTTTGAATTGCCAGAATATAGATTGAATCAAATTAAATGTAAGACGCCACATTATCTTAATATTTTGAATAAAAATGCGTCTCAAGAGATTATCAGTCATTTACAAGCAGGTGATATTAAAGGTGCTATTGAAAAATTGGATTGTAAAACTCTCAATGAAAAAGATTTGATTTCGGGAATTACATATAAACTAAATATTAAATTACAAAACTTGAATTTAGAAATGAAAATGAAACTGGAAATGATATGGAGTTCAGAAAAGGCAAAAGCGGATGGTATTAAGACGATTCAAATTAAAATAGAAGACACAACACAAAAAATTAAATCAATTGAAGATAAGTTGAAATCTAGCGATATGTGCGTTATTTGTTATGATGACTTGAAAACTACATCAGTTACTCCATGCTGTAATACTAAATTTTGCTTAGAATGTATTTCACAATGGCTTATACACAATAAATGTTGTCCATTTTGTAGAGCAACAATAGATTTGAATTCAATGATTGTTGTATCGGATATTGTTAAAAAGGATGTCGATGAGTTGTTGTCAAAAATTGATAATTTAAAAATAATATTGGAAAAACAAATAAAAAACCCTAGATTCAAAATGCTTATATTTTCGGATTATAATAATTCATTTGAAAAAATCGAGACCTTACTATCAGAGTATTCTATAAATTATGCGAATGTTAATGGTACAACAAATACAATTAACAAAAAAATCAGATTGTATAAGGATTATAGTTCACCAGATAAAATTGACGTATTATTGCTTAACGCCAATTATTGCGCAAATGGTATTAATTTAGAAAATTCAACTGATATTGTATTATATCATTCTATGAATAAAGATAAGACAACTCAAATTATTGGACGAGGACAACGTCCTGGTCGGGAAGAATCGTTGAATGTTTGGAAATTGTGCTATAATAATGAAATCGTATTGTAATAATTAATATATTTATTAATATTAATGAAACTATTACTAATTTTAATACTTCTTATTTTTATTTTATTGTATGTATACAATACTAAAATAGATACATTTAGTGGAGAAACAACATCAAGTGGAAATAGTGAAACAACATCAANTGNAGAANAGTGAAGANGAGGAAACGGNACNAAGTAATTATAAAATTAAAATAAATACAGAAATAAAAGATGAAAATAATATTAAAATATCTTGGATAAAACCAACGNCATTGAAAATAAATGATTATTATATTATTTTAGATAAAATAGAAAAAAATAGAAATAATGAATNTGTCGTTGTTAATAAACAAATTTACACATATAAAAACAAAAAAGAACATGTGATAGTTGATTACTTTATAGGAAAATTAGAAAATGGTTATTATAATATTTATATTATATATGATATAATAGATAATGAAAATAAAGTAAAAAGAGAATTATCAAATGTTACACAAATTGTAATAAATCATATAGATAAATCATTTATACCATTATTGGATAATGTATTAGTAAATTCAAGTGATGAATTATATAATATTCAATATAACAAAATTAAAGGTTCTATTTATGAAAAAAATACTATCAAAGATAATTATAATATTAACATATATTAATGAATAAAATATTATTATTTCTTGTAATATTATTTTGTATGTTATATTTTTTATTTAACATAAATTATGAAAAATACACTGAAACAAAACCAACAAATTCTGCTATATCTATTTATATAGATAATCAATTATTGAAACTATATAATATCGATTCCCAAGCAAATGAAATAATAACTGAACTAAAGAATTCATCTGGAAATGATATACCATGTACTTCAGATATATCATGTAAAAAAATAAATTCAGAAAGTGAATGTAGATGGATTGAGTCATATAAATGTGGTATTGTCATTGACACCTCTAAAATGTATGAACATACAAATTATAAAAAAAGTTATATTAAATTATTCAATGTTGATAGTTTGAATATTAATTTTAAATTTACATTTTTTTTGAATAGTTTAGATACACAATTAATAGCAAGGTCAAGTTTAAATTTATGGGAAATATCAGTACAGGGTGTTGGTGGGCAGGGTGTTGGTGTACAGGGTGGTGGGGGCGCAAGATTAGTAATCAAAACAAAGAATAGATTAAATGATGAACTTGAAAAAATAGAAGCGGATCTAAAATTAGATAAACATGTACTTTATGATATGTATTTGGTGATAGATAACAAAAGTATTACTTATGAATTATCATATATGGATGATGGTGGTGGGAGAAGGGATGGAGAATTAATATATCAAACTTTGAAAGGATCTGTTAGTTTTTATAATACAGATAATAATAATAATAATAATAGTATTTATAAATGTATTAAAGATAACAAATCATTTGTATGTGGACCATATCCAAATGAATGTAGAAAAAAACTTACAAATGACGTTGATGAATATTATTGTATTTTCGATAAAAATCATTCTATCATTTTTGGTCAACCGAATATATTAGATAATACTAATTTGAAATATTTTGATGGCTATATAGGTAGATTTATATTTGATAAAGATAAATTATTAAAAAAAGAATGCCGATATCAAATATTAGATTCGATTGGTTATACACGAGATATTTGTGAAAGAGCATGTCAAGGAAATACGGTTACAAATAAAAATTCACCATGTACTAAACAAATATGTAAAGAAAAATGTAAAGATGTCAAAGTATGTAATTTTGATTCAAAAATTAACCCATCAAATCATCAAATTGATTGCTTAAATAAATGTAATTTAACAAATGGGTGTAATTCAGAATATTGTAATGAACAATGTAATAATTGTGAAGATGATTGTTATTGGATAGCAAAAAATTATAATTTAGATGGTAAAAAAGATCTAACCCCAAGGATGACATTTATTACATTATCATCAACTTCATATGATGGCACTAAAGCGACGATACGTTGGAGAAAACCATGTAAAATAAATGAAGATTGTGATATATTAGGTTATATTTTATTTATTTATAAAACATACAAAAAAAATGAAGGCCTGGATATACAGAAAATAGATGGTATTAATTGTTTAAAGAATTGTGAATACGAAATTAAAAATTTGATAAATGATGAATCTTATACTATTGGATTAAGAGCATATAATCCAATGGGTCTTGGAAAATTATCAAATTTATTAACATTTACAACATACAAAAAAAGTATCAATATGGATATAATAGAAGATATTTGATTTTTTTTTATTTATATATTGTAATGATTAAGATACATTTTACTATATTAATTTTAATAATTTTAATAATTTTAATGTTATATTATTTCAAAAATAGAGAAGGGTTTACGGG